TTGATCGGACCACCATCAGCACCCGTTAGCTCTGTTCGGTTTTTCAACATCCCTAAATGCTGAGCAACCATCTTCAGGGCGTCATCCTGATTGCGAGTGATGACCTCCAGACCGAATTTACCTTCTTTCACACCAGCATATAGCCGACGAGCTGCGCCGCGCAAATCTCGCGTGTCATGGAAATGCGACCGACTAACACCCATACCGTTACAGCGTGGACATTCAGGATTGGGATCGAGTTGTGCGTCAAAGCCATAGCCGCCGTTATCTTTCGGCTCCGGCTTCTTGGCTTGCTTTGCTCTGTCGCTCGCTTCTTCGAACTCTACCGCATCTTGCCACTGATACTGGAAACCAAATCCCCAGCAGTGACGGCAGCACAGGCGGCGCAACTCAGTGATCTGGTTAGCGTCAGCTGTCGCGATCTCCCACCACATTTTCAACACGTCATCTTGGGTGATTTGAGTGCGGCGTTCTCTCGCGTCCAGAGCGTCGCGAATGGCTCGGGTGACCTTTAAATTTCTATAAAGGATCGATGCAGCAGCGTAAGCCTGTTGCCCTTCACATTTGTACCCTGCCCGTTTGTATGCGGCGACTCGGTTAAGGTCTTTAAGGTACTCATTCACAAAGCGAGCCTGCATGTCGTTAAGCCCGTATTCATCAGGGTTTAGCGTCCAGTCATCGCCCACACTTTCAATTGACGGGCAATTCGAATCAATTTGATTTTCAATTTGAGGAATTGATTTTGATGGCTGCAAATCCGTCCGACCGTCCGACCGTCCGACCATTTTTTTTGGTCGGGGTTTTTGGTTGGTTTGGTCGGGGTTTTTGGTCGGCTTTTTCTGGCGAACCCATTTAGATTTTTTCGCCATGTCGATTAACGTGGACTTCGCTATTCCGTGCCTGTCGGCAACCTTCTGAATAGAGAGTTCACCGGCACAGTAATCGCGCTTGATAGACTCCATATCCGGCTTTGCCATGGCTGATCCTTATGTAACAAAAAACCGCCCGAAGGCGGTTACATTTTTGCGTGGTTTTTACTTCTTACCGTTGGCCTCTGCCATCTGCTGATACACAGCATCAGTGCCGCGCGGTAACGTTCTGCTCACGTTTCTGTAGTGCGCCACACGCTCACGGAAATATTCGCGCAGATGCTCCGGCTGTTCACGCTCTACCTGCTCGGCGATAACAGGCAGATTCATGCGCTCTTTGTACGCTACGCCGGACGCTGCTAAATCGACGTTAATTTTGTCCCGCTCGTCACGCGGTAAATCACCCAAATTATGTGACATATCCCCTCCAATGTTTCAGAGAGTATACAGCAGCATTATCACAGGCACTCAGTGAATGCCTGTTGGAATGCCAGCTACTTCCAAGCTAACGTGATATGTGATAGCAGCCAGAGAATGGACTCGATTACGCCCCAGCCAACAACAGCACAAATAATTCCTAGTATGACGAACGCACCTTCAAAACTGTTACTCCACATGTAAATACCTCGCTCCAATCGCTACTCACGGACGTATTGTGAAAAATTTGTGATGCAAATCTAAAAGAAATGCTTGTACCGAATTTCGGTACATTGTATTGTTATTTCAAGGGAGGGGGATTAGCCAACTCCAGCAGCCAGGGGCTATGTTATGAGCGAATCTGAATTGTTCGATAAAGACGACAAAATCGAAATGTTTGAAACCCTATGCAGCACAATGTACGGGAAAAACTGGAAATCCGAGATTGCGCGCGTATCAGGAATTAACGATAGAACTATCCGTCAATGGGCGGCTGGTGAGAGGCCGATTCCTGATATGTTCCTGCGCGGCCTACTGTCTGAATGCACTAGGCATATCGAATCCGTGCAATCTGCATTACGCAAATCCGCGAGAGATGTGAAGTGCTACCTTCCAGAACTCAAGGTTATTTACACGCCAGTTAAATTTTGCGTCAGCACATGCATCGACGAGCAAAAAATAGATTGGTTCGACGTGCTCGGTGAGCGCGTCGGCCTGATCGACGGTAATGTCATAGATAAAAATGGATATGAATATGTTCATGATGAATTTCTGCTATCCCCTAAATTTACAATCGAGGAACTGATAGCAGCAAAAAATGATTATTACGAAAAAAATAACCATCCGGGAATGTTTTAACAACGGTGATCATTATGTCAGCAGAACTAACGGTAAATCTAAAACTCATCGCCAGCGCGTTCAACCTCACTCGTCACGACATTGCCGAAATTGTAACGTTGGGCGGCATAAAAACATCTTCCTCGCGTGCTGACTCATGGCTGCGATCAAAATCAGCAACAAAAAACGCCTCCGGCAACTCAGAAAGTGCGGGAGATCGCACAAACAGAACGCACATCATCAGTAGTGAGGAATTCCGAGCATTTTGCGTTGGGCTAAAGCCTTGGGTTGACAGCAATAAATCAGCAGAGTAGCGTTAGTTTTATTCCCCGTCTCGGCGGGGATGAACCAAGTAATCGGACCATTGATTCACATTTCCCCGCATTCGTGGGGATAAACCTAGCAATCTGACTAATGATTCATATTTCCCCGCGCCAGCGGGGATGAACCGAGTATTTCGGAAGTGCTCCATAATTCCCCACACGCGTGGGGATGAACCTGATGTACAACTCCATAAGTCATACTTCCCCGCACCAGCGGGGACAAACCGCATAACTAACGCAGACATTCACTTCGCTATTACGCCCTGTGCCTGTAATGCCCTGATGTACTCATGCAGGTAAATCAACTTTGCCTGGTCGTCGTTTATTCCGGTTCTGATATCAAGAATGTTTCGTCCAGCAGTTGGAGAGAGTTGGACGGCGGTTGCATTGCCCAAGCCGCTGGCGCTGCGTACTGCTCCCGCTGATTGCTCGCAGGTTGCAAGGGCGGCGCTGGCGAACTGCACGCGACGCTTGCCGCTGACAATATCAGCGCGCAGGCGCTCATTTTCACGTTTCGCATTTTCCCGCTCCTTTGCGTGTTCGGCGTCTAACGCTGCTATTTGCTGCTGAAAGTTATGCTCACGATTACGAGCCGCTTCGCTATCTGCTGCTGCTTTATCTGATACGGATTTCAGCACCAGAGCATGTTCGCTTTTCAGTGTCGCTATATCAGCGTCATAACTCGTTGCTGTGAGCCACCAGCAAAACGAGCCGCCAGCGATTATTCCGGTCACTAGCGCCAAGCCTGCTATTTTCCATGACGGCAAGATTTTCATTTATCCAGCCCCCAGCACGATAATTCAGACTCTTGATCGCGTCGCTCTATCTGCCCGTAACAGTTATTTGAACGGATACGGCAATCGCGGCCTCCATCCCAAATCCAGCGCTTAATCTCACGGCATGCACCGAGCCGGTCACCAGCATTTAATTTCCTGTAGAACGTGGACGGGAAACAACGCCCGGGGCCGATGTTCCACGGGCAGAATGAGGCGATGCCGACTTTTTGAGGTTCTGTGAGCGTCACTTTAACGTTTCGGTCTACCCAATCGAGCGCCTTTTTCTGTTCTTCAGCGTCAATCTGCGCGCACTGTTGCGCCGTAAGTCGCATACCTTTAACTACAGGCTTCCCATCAACGCGAGTCACGCCGCCGCAGATTGTCCAGATGCCGCCGCCATCGGGATAGGCCACCAGCCGCACACCTTCTTTTTCTTGCTGAAACTGAGCCATCATGACGGGAGCTGACGCGCCAGCGGCAATAAGCGCCAGCATTACCGCGCTGAGTTTGCTTGCCTTTGACATTACTCACCCCGCGCCGCTTTGCGTCTGTCTTCTTTAATCTTGAAATGCAGATTGACGAGAAACGTCAGCAGACCGAAAACGAGGCTACCGAGAACGCCGATTGCCGCCCATTGAGTGGGAGAAACTGTATCGAGTAACTGGAGCATCCAATATCCAGAACTGGCACCGGACGCCCCGTATGAAATACCAGTGGTAACTTTGTCCATACGGATCATAACCTCACCTCCGTTTTACGGGGCGCTGTGTGTGATTTACAGGAAATAAAAAAGGCCACGCGTTAGCGCAGCCTGATTTCGTGAAAAAAAGAGAGAAAACATATAGTGAAATGCTTTACGTGATATATAAAGTGTTTTACTATATTTCCATCAAGACAAGATACAAACACCAACAAAAACGGAGATTCATTATGAAAAAGTTCTTAGAAAACGTAGGTAATGCCTCAACATCAGTTTCATTCAACGGGAAGCACATCGGATATAACGTAAACGCTGTGGCATATTCAGACGGCGATAAAATCATCATCGATCTTGAAACGAACGGAGCTAAATGGCGTCAGGCGCAATCCGTTGTTATGACTCAAGACGAATATGAAGAGTTTTGCCAGCCGCAAGGTCGCCAATTGTTTATCCGCGGCATTGAATTGTTTCACGGTGCAGAAGTCATGCTGGGAGGTTCCAACGAGTGACATTGCTTGCATACATAGAGACGTTTTTTGCTGGCAATCAGGCTGAATTCGCACGTAGCATCGGAGTAAAGCCCCCACAGATCACCCAGTGGATAAACAAGGGATTTATCGTTGTTGACGGCACCCTGTACAGCCCGCGTCGCAAAATCTCTGAGTAAGCACCCTCTCTACTGCCGTACAGGCAGCTTCATTTAAAACAGAGGGCGCTATGAACATCACAAACTACATTGCCCCAGCTCTAATCGGCTGGGCGAATCACTCATTTAAACGGGTTTCAACATGGCTCACTGTGTATGAGTCAATAATCAAGGCCAAGCCGTTCGATGAGAAAACCCTGAGCAACAAACTTACGATGCTGCGCACAGTAAATTCACTGCTCGGCAATATCCCAATGCGCAACGTTCAGCCACAACATATCGTCACCGTGTTGAATTTTTATATTGAGCAAAACAAAAACAGGTCAGCACAAATCTGTCATTTTCTGCTTACCGACATATTCAGAGAGGCTGAATATAACGGGTGGGTTTATAAAAATCCGGTGACATCAGTGTTAAAACCCGATGCGCTAGTCAGGCGGGAAAAGCTCACTCTGGCTGAGTGGCGTAGCATCTACAATGTTGCGCGGTGTGTCTGTCCCGCTTATTTTCACCACGCCATGAGGCTAACTCTCGTTACAGCACAGCGGCGTCGTGATATTTCCGATATGACGCGTTTGCAAGTTTTTGATGAGCATTTGCACATTGAACAACAAAAAACCGGGGCAAAAATAGCAATACCGATCGCGCTAACGCTAGAGGCTGCTGATATGTCGCTGCGTGATGTCCTCAGCGATTGCGCTGGAAATGCCTATATTCTGCATTCGCGCAGAGTATCACCTCACTCATTAACAACGTGGTTTCAGACAGCCAGAGACACCGCATTTGAAATTGAGCATTGGACGGGGACGCCGCCAACTTTTCACGAACAGCGATCATTAGCAGAGCGACTTTATCGCGATCAGGGAATCGATACGCGAAGATTGTTGGGCCACAAATACCAACGCACGACCGATCAATACAATAATGATTACGGGAAGGAATGGCGGCGGCTAATCATCTAGCTCGATCACATCCTGACGTTCTGTCATAAAGTCAGCGTCAGCGCGCTCTTCTTGTAGGAACGAATGCCAGTCATGGGGTTGTTGTGTGTTTTCATCGCTCATGCAACCCCTTCTGTTCTAGAAAAAACCCGCACTGATGGCGGGTTTCGGTGTTTTCTTTTTTTGCAATTCGGCGCTATGACAGGGGTACTGATGCAATGCATCTCGCGAATACCCCTGTCGTATCGCCGGAAAGCAAAAACCCCGCCGTAGCGAGGTTTTCGAATTTGTCAGATTGTCGCTTCTCATTGCTGCCATCGTGGCGCAGCTCTGCCAAGCATGAATACATTAAACAATTTATTGGCGCACTTTCAATGTTTATAATAAAAAAGAGCACAAATAATCAAATAGAGATTTGCTCTTGCTCAGTTAGTAGTTTTCGAGACGACAGGAAAACTTTCGCCCTGAATATGTCCAGACACCAACGAACGCGCCTTCTCGCCTCACTTTCAGTTAGCCACGGCGCGATCGCCTGTAGCTCACGTGTAATATCTGAGATTTTTTTGCGCGTAGTGTAATACTGAACGCCCACCATATAGACCGGATCATTCGCATCTAATGCCAGCAATACGCATTGCTCGACAAAATCAGCATCATCATTACGCATAGCCTGATCGATAACACTTATCGTGGTCTGCGGCCAGAGAATAGCATGAGCACGATTCATTACGTGCTGGCCTTTATATCCCTCGCTACGAGCTTGATTCAATGCGGCTGTAAATCGCTCCAGCGCCTTATCCGACCATCGACTACCTCTCAGGCCATTCCAGCATGCATGTCTCCGCGGCATTCTGGGACCTGCTTCACCCCTTACCCCCTCGCCCCATGTGGTGAGTAATGATTTTATCCAAGCAGACTGGACGGATGTTAAAGGGGTAAATCTCCCTAAATAACTTTTACGCGGCGCAGTGGCTATAATTCCCAACCCTGCATTATGTTGACGGCGTTGGCGTGGGGTCATGCTGCCTCCTGCTTTTTCAGTTCACGTAAATTAGCCCGTGCGGTTGCCCGGATTTTGTCGAGTTCTTCCCGCGTCCATCGATGTGCGTTGTTGTTAGCCTCCAGTTCCTGCACGCGAACCTCTCCGATCCGTTCCACCAGCGAAATGCGGTACGCTTCGATATTTCCCGATTTGTGGACGTTGCAGGTGTGGCACTGTAGCCACAGATTGTCAGACTCAAATCTCAGATGTGATGCGGCGGCAGTTGTTCTGTAGTGTCCAGCATGCCATGCGAACGCCTCACGTGTTCCGCAGGATATGCAGCAATCGCCAGCGGACAGTAAAGATTCCCGCCGCCAGTCGTTCACGGCGCGCTGTGTCATGCCTATCCAATGCGAAAGAGGCTTTACAGCCGCCTTGCGTTCACGCCATGCAGCCTGATCCGCTTTCTGTTTTTTCTGCTGCTGGCGCTGCTTTTCTTTTTCACGGAGCTGTATCGCGTACTGCGCACCGTGTTCAGGGCAGCACCAGCGGACGTTTTCAAATTGCGGGGTGAATTTCTCGCCACAGATTTTGCATTTACGACGCGTTGGCTTTTTCATGCGTCACCTTCCCGCTGATATTTTTCGAACCAGAACACGACAGGATTACCCGTCGGTTTTACGAGTCCAAACGCCTCAGCGACTCTATAGCTACGGGACGCCCTGCGGGTAACATCAACTTGCGTAGCAATTCGTTCTCTGAACAACTCAACAGGACAGCTCGACTTATACAAATTGCATGGGATGCAGGCTGGATAAAGGTTTTCTAACGTGTTGTTTTCCGGCCTTTCCATTGCGTAATTCTTGCTGATATTTCGCAATACTGGCTCGACGTGATCGACATGAAAACAAGCAGTTAAAATTTCCCCGCAGTAGGCACAGCGACCGCCAAATTTCATACGAATTTCTTCACGCTGCTCTTTCGATAGTTTCATGCGGCGTACTCCAGCAGCTGCGCGGCGGCGTTTTCAGCAGCTTGCGGTGTGGGGAATGTGCGATAGAGGATGTAATTCCAGAGTACGTTCAGCACCGCTTTATAGAGTTCGCCGAACTTCAGATCATCCATTTTTGAAAACTTAATTGATTCGGGTTCGTTACGGCGGGTGCCATCGGGCATGTAAAACGTAACGTAGAATCCCGCTTCAATCGTCACCCATGATCTGAACGACTCGAACGATTTCACCGCCGTGATATTGACCGCTCGTTTCTGTGCAGTATCGCTGAGATATTGATCAGCTAGTTCCTGAATTGTCCCTTCATGGCCTGCGTAGTACGCAATCCATTTTACAAAGCCGTTTACAAGAGATTTATCAGCAGGAGATATGGCACCGCCGTCCGGTTCAAAGTAGTGAAAGCCGAGATTCAGGAGTGAGAAGAATTTACGATGAAATGCCGCGTTTCGCGCTTGCTTGAAATCGGCATAAATAACCGCGCCCGTCTTTAGCTTCTTGACGAACTCGTTAGAATCAGGCGTGGCGGGAATTAATATCCCACCAGCTGACTTTACAAATGAATGCTGTGCCATTACCTATCCTCAGTAATGGCGCAGTTGCTTTGTTTGGGTTATCGGGTGTTCAGTCCGATGTGTTTATTGTACTAAAAATAAAAATACAGTGTTAGCGGCAACAATAAATTAATAAACATAATTAGCGTCACTATTTATATTTGTGACATGTCACAGTTAAACGATTAATTTCATTTCATGCCACCCTTGCGTATTCCAGCACTCCGAATCCCCCTGCATGCAGCATGATGCTACTGGCAACGACTCACCGCATTTCCCGCAAATGCGGTGACCGATCACCTTAATTTTCTGGCGCACGTGCGCATCGCTTCGATTAATTGAGTGGTTGATAGTGTGGTCATTTGGTCTTGCCTCGTTTTTGGTCGTGATATTCGCGCCAGTGGTTCAGACGCGCTCTAAAATGCTCCCGATACTGCTCCGCTACCGTGTCCAGCTCTTTTTCAACGTGGCGCCGCAGTGTTTTTCCCGCGATTAACGAGTTGATCAGCTGATTGGCTCGTTTATCCAGTTCCAACTTGTCCTGAAACTCTCGCGGCCACTCAGCGATATTGATCGGTAGCCCAGCGGGCAGATAATCCGAGTTTTCGTACACGGTTATTCACCCGTCATGCCGCGACCGGCTCGGTCTGAATTCAGATAAAAATCTTTATCAACCGACTCAAGAGTGAATTCAGGCGTCGGTTTTTCGTGACGTGTAATTTTTACGTGCGGGGAATTGATCATTGATGTCAGTCGCCCACTGAGTTTTATCAGCGTCGTACCATGACCGGGATAGTGTTTATCCAGTGCTGCCAGAATCTGTGTTTTAGTCAGCGTCTTCCCGATCATCACGCTGATGAGGCTTTTTGCATCCAGCGTTACATGTGGCTTGGCCTTTTTCTGTTTCCGGCTAGCAGTTTTAAGGAGTGGAGCGAACTTAGGTTTAACAACCTGAACTGGCGCAGGAGCCGGCACGTACGGTGAACGTGTGCGAGCGCGGGCGTTTGCGTTCATAGTCCAGATGATCCGCGCGGTGTGGTCGCAGCCGTCATCGGTCATGAATGGGCGTGCGTAAATAACATCAGTTGTAATCATGGTCTTGCCTCGGTCGGTTAATTAAGCGCTGGTCAGGCGCGGTTAAAATGCTTGGATGGTCTCTTTTTTGGTGTAACGTCTTGCCCTGGGTGTTTCGTTTCTGCTTCTTCGTTGCGCGATATCCTCATCTGTAGTGTCTCTGAAGTACCCATCGGTCAGCAGGACATGAGCGGTACCGGATGGCCCCTCACGGTTTAATCGCAAAATCACTTCTGTCAGTTGTGGGTCTGCGTTCTCGTCATAGACACCTTCACGATAGAGGCCGATCCAAACGTCGCAATCCTGCTCGATCTGTCCGCTGTCTTTACTGTCAGAGGGGAGCGGGCGTTTATCTGCTCGTTGCTCAAGGCTGCGGTTAAGTTGAGTGAGTAACAGCACAACGCAATTCAATTCTTTCGCCAGATTCTTTAGGCCTGTCGTTATCGCGCCGTAGCTGATATCACGCCGTTCCGCGGCTTCTCCACGCATCAATGTGAGATAGTCAATAGCAACCAAACCCACAGCACCGCGCTGACGCTTGATCCGTCTACACTCCCCCGTTACGTGGGCAAGAGAGATACCAGGCGTGCTATCAATAAACATGTTCGATTCGGCGATATCTTTTGCCATAGCCATTGCTCGGCTCATGTCACTTTCGTTGTGAGCGCCAACATAGAAAATATTCGAGCTGGTGCGGGATTCTTGACTCACCATCCTTTCGATTAGCCGCGCATCGGTCATTTCCAGACTAAATAACAGCGTCGGTAATCTGTGGTTCAGTGCAAAATGAGTGGCCACGCGGTTATAAAACGCGGTTTTCCCCATCTTTGGGCGAGCGCCGACAACAACGAGCGAACCGCGTAAAACCTGTTTGGGTTCCATCACGCGATCTAGGTCTTCTATCCCCAGAGTCAAGCCGCCGGCATGCTCGGGGTTACTGAATCGCTGCTTAACTTCCGCAAGCCAATCATCAACAACGTCCAGCGCTGGGCGTAATCCGCTGCTGCGCCCTGTAGCTGTTGCCTCGAACGCCTGATTAACTAACTGCTGGGCGCTGCTTAATCGCTCCTCAATGCTCATTGAGCCTCG